TAATCTTGTAATTCTTCTAAAGTCCACACTTCAGGAGCATTATTTTCAACTGTAGGCCCATCTTGACTTGTTGTTTGTGTAGATGGTATTGCTGCTGTTAGCTCACCTGTGGTCATTGCAGTCATAAATTGATCTGCATAATTTGTTCTCTGTTTTAAATCAGCTGTGCGTCCAGAACTTGTTGCTGTTTTTCCATACACAACTTTATATACAGTATCCATGTTGCCAAGATCTTTTTTATACTGTTCCCACCATGGTAAATTAAAGTAGGCGGCACTTGCCGCTGCGGCAATATTTGGATTCAACATTAGATCTGGATTACCAACAAGATCTACTCCTATCATTTCTCCAACAAGTTTATAATTATCTTTACCAGTTAACTGTATAAAACCTCGACCTCTATACTTATAACCTTCACCTTCGTTACCCATGTCACCACCATATACAGTATCAAAAAAGGCTTTAGGATCTTTTTTTAACTTATCCAGTGCGTCATCGCTAATGTCTTCAGGTAAACGACTACCCATTATTGCTCTAATTCTTTCATTGGATGTTTTTGCATATGATTTTTCTGAAACCATTTTAAATGCTGACTCACCTTGTATCATTCCTAGTATATTGGCTTGAGCTCTAGCATCTGTAATTCCTTGTGCGTTTAACTGTGCTATAACTATACCTTGTAGTGTTGCTCCTTCACCATATGCATCAAGTTCATTGCGTTTTCTTGGTGTTGCCTTAGAGGCCATAAATTTTTGTAAATCTACTAGATAATCTGTTTTTTGATTTATTTTCTCACGCATGGCTGCAAGTTCATCTTCAAGCGGTTTTGTTTCAGCTAATGCGTTGGCTAAATTTGCTTCAGCAATTGCTAATTTAAGTTGTTCATCTTCAAAATTGCCGCCTTTTGTTTGTGCTTTTTCTACTGCCGCCATTGCATCTTCTACAATATCATATAAATTATCTCCAAATAACTTGCCGTTTAAATTTTTGAGCTTTTTTAACTTCTTAAGTTTACTTGCAATAGCATATGATTCATCTTGATCTGATTTTATTGATTTTTTTAGATCAACTGTTTCTTTAAAGGTTGTTATTCTTAATTCTTTTGTAGCTTCTTTTTGTGTTTTGTCATTGTATCCAATTTGGGTTGTTGTGTCAATTTCGCCATAGCCTCCAACATTTATTCCACTGTTACTGTATATTATTTTACTTGAATCACCGGTACCGCCTTCTTCTTTCATTATGTCAAATGCAGACTGAGTAGAATGATCAAGTCCGAACATATCTCTCCAGAAGTCTGCAAACGTTCCTATTGAACCTTCTAACACTCCCATCACTGATCCCATTGTTTCAAACCCTGGAGTAAATTCGTGTTGGGCTCTTAGAAATGCTTTACTCATTCCGCCAACAATTTCAATTGCATCGTCGGCTCCGTCTATGCCGTCTTGTGCTGATAATAGTTTGGCTTTTATTTCTGCTTCTGTTCCCATAAAATAAGATTCTGGTATAAGTTGTATTGATGCTATTAATTGGTTGACTGCTACACTGTCAGGATCAAGTCCTGCTAGTGTTGGCGATTCTTTTATTAATTTTAATAAACCTTGGAATCTACTGGCAGTTTCTGCTGGTGATTTTAGATCACCTTTTGCACCATCTTCAAAAAAGGTCATAAAACTTTTAAACACTTCTGGATCTAATAGTTGTAATGTTTTTCTAAGTTGCTCGTCTTGTATATTATTAATTGCTGATTCATCAAACTGAATATCACTAGCTGTTCCAATAAACACATCCATTAACTTTGATGTCATTTCTTCGCCTAGTGTGGCACTGCCTAGCATACTGATCCAGTCAGCGGCTTCTCTTACATTTGAAGCTGCACCTTTTCCATATTTCTCTTCTAAGAATGCTGTGTTCTGATTCATAGCTAATTGAAAATCATCACTTTCTCTTGCCATGTTTCTTGCTTGTAACATTGCACCTCGTTGCACACCTAATGTATCAGCAAGATACATACCCATTCTATTTGCTGTTTGAAAACTCTCAATTACTTTATTTTGTTCAAATGAGTTTAGGTCATTGATTTCATTGAGTTTGAGTAACTGTTCTGTTTCTTCGGCTAACAATCCTGATAACTCTTTTGGTGAGTATCCAAAATTCTTAACTTCTTTAATTCTACGGTCGTCTGTTAAAAACCCATGCATCATGCCTTGTCCAGATACCATGTCGCCGCCAATACCTACCATTAGTGTTGCGGTATTTTGTGTCATTGCTGTATAGTCACTTAATGACATACCAGTGTCAACAGCATTTCTACGCATGTGTGTATAGTTGGCAGTATCGCCTAATGCCATTCCCATATCAATCATGTTTCTCATTTCTTTTTCCTGAGACGATATTACTTTGGCTACTATTGCACCTATGCCGGTTAATGCAACTGCACCGCCTGTAAAGTATGAACTAACCCAACCAACTTTTCCAGCTTTTCCGCCCATGTTGGCTAATCCTTGAGCAGAGGCATGCATTGCTTCTGCACCCGCTCCTGCTAGTTCAACCATTGATTCCAAACCTGTTTGTCCACTATTAGTTAATGATTTTCCCACTGCTCTTGTATTGCTATCAATGGAATCTATGCGGGCACTTAGTTTTGCTTGTCGTCTATCTAATTCTAGTTTGACTCCTCTAATATTGTGTATTAAGTCTTTTGCTGCTGTTTGGCTATTCAGTTGAACAATAGCTGTAGCTAGTGCTGTTGATTTTATAGTGCTGGATCTAGATAATTCGGCCATTCTTTCCACAGTTTCTTCACCTGCCCATGGGTAAGATGAGTAAACTTGGTTCAAAATTCCTTGTATTTCTTCCGGGTCCATACTATTTCCTATAATTAACTGGTATTTTAATTAGATAAATACATTTATACTGTAACAGTATTTATGGAGATTAAATATGACAAATCCACTCATCCAGGCATATAGAAAGCCTGGAATGTATATTGCACTTCCAAGTGGTGGGAAGTATTACAATACAAAGCCCAAACTTAGTGTAGACGGTGAATTAGCCATTTATAGCATGACTGCTAGAGATGAACTAGTTTCAAAAACACCCGATGCATTATTTAATGGCGAAGCCACGTTCAGCTTAATTCAAAGCTGTGCACCGGATATTGGCGATCCACAAGAAATGCCTGTTAACGATCTTATTGTCGTGCTAATTGCAATACGCATGGCAACATATGGTGACAGCATTGATGTTGATGTAAAATGTCCAGAATGTGATCATACAAACCAATTGGGTGTTAGCACTAACGCATTGTTATCTACAATCAAAGAAAATAATGCAAGTGATAAAGTAACACTTGATAATAAATTTGTAATTAAATGTAAGCCTTATAATTTAGCAGACAGAACAAAATTACAAATACAACGTATCAAACAACAAAAGTTAATTCAAAACTTGGGTGATGCAGCACTAACCGATGAAGAACGTCAAACTAGATTTGGCGAAACGTTTCTTGAGATTGCAGACTTAACTGTAAGTCTTATTGCAAATGCAATCTTACAGGTTCAGCCACCAGAAGGTGAAACTGTTGATGATAGACTTTTGATACTTGAATGGTTAAAAAGTATCACAAAAACAGACTACGACAAGATTAGAATATGTGTTGAAGGACTTAGTGACAATGGCGTTGATACTAAGTTTACTGCCGAGTGTGTTGAATGTAAACATACATGGGAAACTAACATAGATTTAGATATTGCAAATTTTTTCGCGGGTTGATAGCATCTCGACAGCCCAAAGATATTGCTGAACTTGTAGAAACCTACAACAAACAGCTAGAAGCAACTGAAGCCAGCTATTTAGATATAATAATCAAATCGGGAGGCTTGCTAACATATAAAGATGTTATGACGATGCCTGTTGGCTCGTTAACAAAGTTTGTTGAAAGATATAATGCACACACTGAAGAACAAAATAACCAAATGAAAGCCGCACAGGCTCAGGCTAAAGGTAGAAGATAATTATTGATCTAGCATTATAGATTTATAATACTCTGCAGGCCAACTATCGTAATAAGATGTTTTATGTAATGATGCTCTGCGTCTAAGTAACTCAGTTCTTATTTGAATTAAAATCACATTAGATATATTTTGAACAAAATGACCAGAAGTCTTAGTGCTTTGTAGATACATTAAGTCTGGATTAAGTTCTGACATGGTATCTAAATCAATAGTATCTAAATCTACTTCATCACCAAAATAACATACACCTACCATTTTTACTCTAGGATCAAACTCAAGCATAGCATCAGGGTTAGGTCCAGTGCAATCTATAAACTGTAGTTTATCTTGAACTCTGGCAGTTTTTGCATAAGGACAAGTAGGATAGCCATCATCTTTGTTGACTTCTAACTTGGTAATCATCCATTCTGTAAAGTCTTTTTTGAATTGTTCAAATTTGCTCATAGCTATTCATTTATCCATTTGATGTTGTTTATATATCGATGTCTTACGACATCATCATTATCGTATTGCTAACGCAATACTCAATGTATGTTTTTAACTCTTTATTAATATCTATATATGATAATAACTTATTAACTACTATGTTATTTATTATGATCTATTTCCTTGATTTTTTATTCACACTTAGCTTGTTACAGCCAAGTGCAAAATAAACTTTAACTATTTCCCGTCAAGAATACCCACTCGTTATAGTAAAACCTTATTAGCACAAGGTAGTGGCGGTTAAGCGATACCACTTTACATACTGCTTATTAACGCAGAAACACTCTAAGCCATAACGACGACTTTTGAGCTATCCGTAAGTTCCAATTGTCAGGAGAGCTTACTCATTTCGGTTTGTCAAACCAATGCATTGACTAAGGCACACCAGTTCCAGACACTTATGTATCTTCAAGGTGAGTCGAGCGTATCCCGACCAATCTGAGCCATGTGAGCCTGTGTTAGAAATGTGTTAGTTATGTGTTAGTTATCTTGGGTCAATGTTTGCGCCATTGACTGCAAATTTTTCTAGTGTTGAGATGTTCTCTGAGTTGTTTGCAAAATCGTCCCAGAACGTAATTGTCCATGAACCATATTGCTGTGAGCCATAAGTTACCCTTCGGGCAGTGAATAGAAATCTATCCAACTTCGAAGGAAATGCCAAGTAAATGCCTTTGCGATTAAACTTCATAAACAATATGTCTAAGTCGTTTTCATCATGTGCGTCTAGTGTTTGTTCGAGCCATTGTTCTAATAGTGGTATTGGTTTTTCTTGTAGTAAATGATGAAAAGGGAAATCTGCATAGTTCTTACACTCGCAGTTGAAATAGTTCCAATGATCGGGTGGAATGATGTCCCCTTTAAATGCCTTGATTTGATTTTCCGTAAGTGTGCTCTTACGCACAGCGTTTTGGCCGCCAACAAATGCTCCGCTGTGTGGAACACGTTCAAAGTTGTCGTTGTATAATTCAGAAAGGATATTACAAACTTCTCGTTCGAATCCCTTACCTTTTGTTTTGCTTTTGCTCGCCAATTTCTGTTTCTTTTTTTAGTTTTTGCAAAATGTCGTGTCCAACTAATTGTTCATTAATTTTATTAGTTGGCCAAAAATCACTTTGCCATTCTTCGTTTATTTCTGCGTGATCACGCATCAATAACTTCTAACTCTACGTTAAAAGTAGTAAAGCCGTTTTCTTTAGTAACTTGTAATACATTATCCACTCTACCTACTAGTTCATCTCTATGACTAATAAGTAAAATATTTTTATGTCTTTCTCGTTCCATCTTCTTTAATACACCTAATGCACTTTCAACTCCAATTGTATCCATTCCACTATCAACTAATTCATCAATACAAATTAAGTTAATAGGATGATTCATACTTTCGAATACATCACGGAAACTCCAACTGAGTCCAAGTATAAGTCGATTACGTTCACCTCGGCTTAGATTATCAAAATCTAAATCTTGTCCTAACTGTGTGATAGTTACAGTTAAGTCACTTTGAAATTGAACCTCATGTGGTAAACCTAATCTAGTGATATAATACTCTAATCGAGTATTTAAGAACTGCAAGTTTTGTTCAATAATCTTCTTACGAACAAAGCTATCTTTATTAGTAAGTAGCTTTAATAAAAAGTCTTGATGTTCCTTGAGTTCGTTAAGTCTATTTACCTCCGACCAGTCAACTTCCTGCAAACCAGTGTCTTTTAATGCAATTATTTGATCATCATAAGGATTTACCTCTTCTTTTATACGAACTAGTTCAGAATCTGCTGAACTAAGTTTGTTCTGATGATCATATGCTTCTTTGACACTATTATAATGCATTGTTGGTGCTTTGTCAAGTGGTCCTAGATCATTTAGTGCAGTAGTATATTCATTAATTTTAATATTATAATCATCTACATGCTCTTGGCTTTCTGCTACTGCCTCAGTTTTTTGTGTTACAATTTCTTCATGTTTCTCATCATGTAGTTCTTGTCCACATGCATAACACTTATGATCTAAAGTATCATTAAGGTCTTTTTGTGCTTTATCTAAGCGTTTTTGTTCTCTGTCATTAGTGCTGATTAGTCTTGCTATCTCAACGTTTAAAGTATCTATTTGTGACTTTTTTGTATTGAATTCTTCAAACTCTACATGAGCTTTTAGCTCGACATCAATATCAATGTGTCGTAAGTTTAATAGTTCAGTTTCAAGCGATTGAATGTCTGTCCCACGCTTACCTTCCCATACATTTTTCCTACGTTCTAGGTCTGCAATACTTTTGCCTATGCGTTCGTTTGCTTCTTCTGTTCCTTTGATACGATAGGTTTCTTCTGTTATTTTATCTTTGCTTAACTTTGTAAGTTCTTTTAATATTTCAGCCTTCTCACTTAGTTTAGTAATACCAAGTAGCTGTTCAATCATGTCACGTTGGTCAGTTGCTCGCATACTTAAAAAAGGTTCAGTGTAAGTATTCAACGCAACAATGTGCTTAAACATTGTATGACTCATTCCAATTACACGTTCAATTACACGTTGACTTTCACGTCCTTCGCCTTGCATCTCATCAGTAATTTCTCCGTCACTGCCTGCACCATTAACAAGAAATTTAAAAATGTTTGGCTTGCGTCCACGCTCTACACGATATTCGGTTCCATTCATTTCAAAGTCAACAGTAACTAACATACCCTTGTTATTTGTTTTGTTAACTAAGTTATCTTTCTTAATGTTATATAATGCGTTACCAAACAATGCGTAACTTAATGCATTTATAATTGTTGTCTTACCTGTTCCATTACGTGAACCGTCTCCACCTAAGTCCATGTTGTTACCCAACACGAGTGTTAGTCCTGCATTATCAAAGTGGACAGCCTGTGTAACATTGCCCACACTCATAAAGTTTCTTACAGTGATATTCTTAATTCTTAGCATGTTATTCCTAGTTGCTTAATCCTTGATAAATGTCAATTAACATTTGTTTCTTGATAGTTTCACTTTGCACAGATTCTAATTGAGATAATACAATTGTGTCTACATTCTCTACTTCAATGTCTACGCCTTGTTGCCAATCGTTTGTGTGTTCTTCTTTTTTACTTGGTATCAAACTAATCTCACGCAAGTCATATTGTTTAGCAAATGTTTCTTTAATAAAGTTTGCTTCTTCATATGTGATACCAACATCTAATGCCACACGGGCATATGTTTTATCTGCTAGATATTTTTCTGGTTCGTCAATAAGTTTACTCAGTGATAACGTTCTATACTTAGGTGCATCAGGCCAAGGTAGATAATCTATCTTACCAGCCCAATCAAGGAACATACATCCTCTGTCGTCATCCCATGCATCTGCAAAGTTGTGAGGGAAGCAGTTACCTGGATATATTACATTACCTTTTTTCTGTCGCTTATGAAAATGTCCGCTAAACACCATTTCTGGTTTTGCTAAATCTTCTGCTTTTAGTCCACCATGGTCTGGCATCTGAACTAATGCATTCATATAAAATTGTGGAAGTTCAAAGTGGCCAAACATAAATTTACATTTTACGTCTCTAACTTTTTTCCATTCATCATCAACAAGCCAAGGTATAAATGCAACATCATCTTCGATTAACATTTCATCATTTACAATGCGTATGTTAGGATATTCTTTACCCATTGGTATACTATGTATCTCACGTTTCTCACGATAGTATAAATCGTGATTACCCATAATCATAATAACCTCATCAAAGTTATCATTGAGTCTACGTAAGTTACTTACTGTATAATTTAATGTGCTTACATTAATTGTTGCTCTGTGATGATGCCAATCACCCAAGAAGAAACATTTTTTAATTCCTCTTTTGTGTGCTTCATCTATCATCCATATAATAAAATCTTCACAGTCTTGATTATGTAAACGTGAATTATTTTTATTACCTAAATGGATGTCAGTGAATATTACTGCCTTATCAAATAGCATACTTAGTATTACCTCTGTTTATTTGTTAGCTTCTACGTTCTTTGCGTTCATTTGTCTAATCTTTTCAATCTCAACTTTTTCTTTACTTTCCCATTCAGCATTAAATGTTCTAGTGTGACTAGGATTTAATCCTGCTTCTTCAAGTAAGTCGTCTCTGATATTTTGACTACGCTTTTCTAAATTTAAAACTCTTGTAAAACTATTGTTGATTGCTGCTGTATAATAAGCAAATGGATTCTGTGATTTAAACTCGTTAAACTGTAGTCCTATTTGACTAAGTTGAACTAGTGCCTGTCCACGCATCTCATCTACATATGTATATCCACGCCAGTTGCCACGCATACTGTAACGTTCGCATAATTTAATATACATTCCGCCTAGTGTGTTTGTTGTATTGCCGTGTGTAGTATTAAAGTATCCATTATCCAGTCCGCCTTCCCAATGACTTCTAGCAACTTCTTTAAGGTTTCCTTCTTGGTAAGCGTAATGCTTAAATGGAGGGAAGTTACATTTACTATGTAAGTCTGCTTCTGTCTTTGGTTTGTTTTTTCTGTTTTCTAATGGAACGTGATCAAATGTCATTACCCGGATAACAATGTCTGTATCTAGTATTGTATCTACTTCAACTAAGAAATCTGCAACTCTTGGTTTAGTTTTCTTGCCTGTTAGTCCTTTTTCCCAACGTTTAACTTCGGCTTCATGTGCTTTCTTTTGTAAACGTGTTGCACGTGATTGTTTTGCCTCTGCTACAGCATCGGGTGTAATATCTTCAAATGATTCAACGATTAAGTCATAGTCTGCATACTGATCGTCATTCACATAACAATAGGACATCTTAGATTTATGAATCTCTTTTAATAACTCTTTGTTTGTTAAATAGAATTGTCTTGGTGCTCTCGCCATAATTGTTCCTCTGTTCTTAACTATTATAACTGATTTGCTAGTAAAGTCAACCGGTTTTTGCAAGTCATAAATACTAATGGAGAATAGATATGATTATTAATGAAATTATACAAATTAGAGAAGACGTAGGTAGCATTACAGTATTTTACGGTGGTCGTTTTCAACCTATGCACCAAGGACACAAAGATGTATATCAACATCTAGTGGGTAAGTTTGGTGCAGACAATGTATTTATCGCTACAACTTTTAGTCAAAAAGCTACAAAGGCACATGCTGCAGGCAACTACAGTGATGATCCATTTACATTTGATGAAAAGAAAAGCATCATGTCTACAATGTTTGGCATACCAGCAAACAAGATTGTGAACAGTAATCCATACAGAAGTGAACCAGCTACAGTAGGCAGAGACAATAATACAACAGGTATTGTATTAGTGTTTGGTGCCAAAGATGCAGGACGCTTGGGTGGATCAGCTAATGTTCAACCATTACCAGATAATATAAAAGACGTAAAGCCACAAAGTGAAATGATATATTTTTATGAAGCACCATTAATGCAAGGCGGCATGAGTGCTAGTGACTTCCGTAAAGCAATGGCAAGTGATGCCACACCGGAAGCAAAACAAAAAGAATTTACAAAGTTTTTTGGCAAATTTGACCAAAAGATTTTTAGCTTTATAGAGGATAGATTAACATGAGTAAATCAGGAATACCAAATTCATCGTTAGGGTTTAGAAATAGTCCTGGAGCAGTTGTATCATTAAAACCAAAAGCGGGTAACCCGTTTCCACTTGAAGGTGCCGACGGATTTAGTGTTCGGACTGACTATAACATATTGGGTCCACTAGTTGACGATGGTGGGTTAGTATTTCCTTATACACCAACATTACAAGTAGGACACCAAGCCAACTATGGAACATATGATATTACACATACAATATACCAACCACAGTATTACATATCAACAGCAAATCCTAGTATCAGTATTACAGCAAACTTTACATCAAATGATTTAGCGGAAGCAAGACATACAGCAGCCGCAATACAATTTTTAAAAACATGCACCAAGTCAGACTTTGGTGAGCAGAACCCATCTACAGCAGGCACACCGCCTCCAATTTTAAATCTCAGAGTATATGGCAAAAATGCTCTACACGCCCAAGCAACACCAGTGGTTGTAAGAAGCATGAACTATACAATGCCAGAAGATGTTAATTATGTTGAATGTGAAGCCGGCGTTGTTCCAACTATGTTATTATTAGCAGTTGAACTTTCCGTTCAGCTATCACCAGCAACAGTTAGAAAGAAATTTAACATCTCTGATTTCTCACAAGGAAACCTACTTGGAGGTTTTAATTAATGGCTATAGAATTTAGAAGAGATAGTTTATACAGATCAACTCCAATAGAGGAAAAGAAATATCTTGGTATATGGGAACCTACAGTTGCAGAAATCTCAGGTCTTACAACAGAACCATACATAATAGAAAATAAATATCATCAGCGTCCAGACACACTAGCAAACAAGCTATATGGCAATGCTAAACTTTGGTGGGTATTTGCAATGGTAAACCAAGATAAATTAAATGACCCTATTTTTGATTTTGAAGCAGGATTAACTATTCAAGTTCCTACAAGGTTTACGTAATGTTAAAAGATAACTGGCTCAATACAGTATCATCAGGTACCTATAAGTTTACATTTATGATTGTAGACACTGATACTCACAACGCAGCAACTGAAGGAAGTTTCAATAAAGAACAAGCACTTTCACAAGGCAAGGCTGTTATTGTTGCCGAAGATGGTGTTGAAAGTGCGTATGCAGTTCAAAATGTAAATATTATTTCCAATACAGCATCAATTAAAAATGGACATGCTACAGCTACAAAAGTTACGTTTGATTTAATAGAGCCACTTGGATTTGGATTTTTAGACAGAGCATTAACAGTTGGCGGTTACTTTGGAATGAACGCAAACATACAACAACTAAAATGGGTATTGCAATTAGATTTCCTAGGCAGAGATCCAATGACTGGCGCAAGTGTAACTAAATCTGATCCATTCTTTTATTCTCTTGCATTGCAAGGAATGACAGGAACACTGGGAGAAGCAGGCGCAAAATATTATATGGAATTCACTAACATGGATAGTGAAGCAATGAAAGATACTGTAACAAAAACAGATATAACAGTTAAGAACGTAACAACAGTAAAAACGTTTGCTGAAGAATTAGAAATAACATTAAACAATGCGGCAAAGAAATATCAACCAGAGGGAAACCCAACAGATATTAATTATCAAAGAGAAGCAATGGGTATTATACCGCCACCGGTAATTAGTTATAAAGTTAAGTTAGCTTCATCAACAACTACACAAGCTCAAGATTATTTTGGAATTGCATCATTTAACTTAGCAGAAGCTCCATGGGCAGGAACGGCAAATAGTGCCAACTCTGGTGGGCAAAGCGAATCTCTTGAATTGTTAGGCACAAGAGAAATAACTATAAACAATGAATCACAGCTATCTGCTGCAGTAAGAGATGAAATAGGTAAAAATACTCCAACATTTACTGAACACAATAACCTAGCACAGCAAAGTGGAATAACATATGATATAATGTGTAAGCCTACAGCAAAACTTATAAACGAAGTTGACAACGTGTTAAATGTTCAACGTAAAGAAATAACTTTAACAATATCAATTGTAACTTCAGGTGAAACAGTTCCACCAAATGGTCCCACAATTGAAAATTTAAGAAATTCAGCTGCAGCTCAAAATGAAAGATTTAATCGACTCATTGTTCCTAAGCTAGTTAAAAAGTATACATATCAATACACAGGCGAGAACACAGAAGTAATGGACATTGATTTATCATTGAATTCAACTTTCTACACAGCGTTATCACCTGCAGCAGCAATATATTATGCAGATAATAATAATATGTTTGAAGCTAATATAATTCCGCGACCACCAAAGGCAACTGAACAAGTAGATATAGAGCAAGGATTTATAGATGAAGCTGATATTATAACTGAACTACCAGCAAACACAGAAAAAGATTCAGGAACATCAGCAGTAAAATTTTTAAGTGATGTGCCGTTGCAAAAATATAATATTAATCAAAGTCCAGTATTTGGTGTGCAACCAATGGGAGCACAAGGACAACAAGTAAATGAGATAACAGACATAGATACAACTGCAAACATGGCAATTATGAACTATGCAGCACGAATTAAAGATACACAAGACTTAAGAATAGAAGCAAGAGGTGATCCAATATTTCTAGGACAAAATGGAACAAGCATATTTGATGTTAACGAGTCTTCGGTATATATGGCATTTATAAACTTTCAGCCAAATCCAGAAGACTTATTAATAAATCAACAAAAAGGCCCAATTGATATGCTAACAACTGGAATATATAAAATTAATGAAGTTATAAGTAAGTTTCAACAAGGATCATTTACACAAACAGTCTCTACATATAGAGATCAAAACAGTAGCACATTTTTACTACTTGATACATTATTAAATCTGAGGGTGGATTAATGAAAACAACAAAATCAGCAGGTGCAGGTTATCATACATATGGCGTAAATATTGCCAAACGTGCTAATGCATCACAAGGATACAATATTAATACTATCAATGGAATATACATTGGTGAAGTAATAAATGATCAGGATGCACAACACAATGGCAGAATAACTGTTAAGATCCCAGAATTTGGTGCAGACTCAGAGCGTATTATATTATTAACAACTCCATTTGGTGGTAACACTGAAATTAAAGACGATGCTGATAATGTAGAAATAGAACGTGGCTCAGCAACTACATACGGTATGTGGCCACAGCCACCCGCAATTGGATCAAATGTTATAGTTGGTTTTACTGGATCAATGGAACAAGGATTTTACTTAGGCTACTTGCCACCCAAAGATAGAAATGCAACAATGGGCGGCAACGCAAGCAATGAAGCATATGATGGTGACGGCAATGTTATATTATCACAGACCACTGAAAAGAATTCAACAGATATAAATGATTCAGTAACAAAAGCAGCTAAACAAAAACAACTCTTTCAATTACTCGAATCTGGTCTTGCAGTAGACTATGTTAGAGGACATAGTCAAAGTGGTGCAAGAAGAGAAAGCCCTAGTAAGGTAGTTGGGTGGACATCTAAAATGGGTCATACTATCAGTATGGACGACGAAGAAACTAGTGACAACATAAGAATTAGAACAAGTGGCGGCAACCAAATTCTATTAGATGATACTAATGGATTTATATTCATTAGCAACAAAGCAGGCAATGGGTGGATAGAAATGGATGCAGACGGTCGTGTTGATGTTTATAGTCAAGGCGGTGTTAGCATAGCAACAGATGGAGATTACAATGTTCATGCAAAGGGATCTATTAATATGCAAGCAGAACAAGGAGTTAATATTAAGAGTAGTGGAGCAGAAGGGCTCAAACTGGAAAGTAGCGTTGGTTCAATTGATATCCATAGTGCTATCAATATTAATAGTGATGCTGATAGAGAAATTAACTTAATAGCAACTAACAATTATTATTTACAAGCAGGTCGTGTTGATATAAATGGTCCTGTTCCTTTAGCGGCAGAAAAGGCAGCAGTGCAGGCACAAACAACTAACACAAGTGTAACAGCAAGTATTAACAGCAGAGTTCCTGAACACCACCCATGGAAAGGTGTTAGAGGACTTCAAGAAACGCTTAAAACTGGAAAAGGGAATGTAGGATAATGGCAACATATACTTTACCTAATACAATAACAAAGGAAGACTTATTACCTTTTGATTTATTTCCAGTTGCTGATAACACATTAGCAAGGACACTTGTGCCTATTAGAAATTTAGAAACTAGTCCAGCAATGATTAACTTAATATTAAGAAACATTGGTTGGAAAGGTTATGCATACAAAGATGTTGACAATGTTATAAAAATTGGTTATAATCTAGTTGACGGCGTAGACGGAGAAGGACTTACTGAAGAGTCTGCGTTTAATAAATGGATTAAAGTTTTTAAAGATGCAGAACGTAGATTCAAAGAAGTTTTTGTCTTAGATTCATTAAGTCAAAGTCAATATGATGGATTAGTAAGTTTGTATTACTTAACAGGTGATTGGACCAGAGTAGGATCAGAACAACGAACATTTCAATTATATGATTATGTAAAAGATAGAGAATGGCAATATGTAGCAACTGCTATGACTAACAGTGGCACCAATCGTGTTCAACGACAATTAGAAGCAAAAGTTATTATGCTTGCTGATTATGGAGTATCAAAAGATAGATCTCTAATTAAACGACAAGGCATACAAGAAATAGCAAACAAATATCCAACAAGATTATTGGATGACAGAAGTAGAACCCAAGCAGAATATGTTTATTATGCCGAAACCAAACGGTTCCTACCCAATATGGCCGAATCAAGGCAACGAATTTTATCTTCCAAACTGAATTAACTTAGTAGATAACGAATTCGATAAATACTAGTATGAGTAATATAGTAGGCTACACCACAATAAATCAACAAAATGGAAGTTTAAGATTACAAGGTCTAGAACTTGCAAAACAAGATCTGATGAATCATTTTAAAATCCGTAAAGGTGAAAAATGGACCAACCCAAACTTTGGTAGTAATCTACTTAATTATATTTTCCAACCACTGGATGATAATACAACAGAAGCAATTAATGACGAAGTTTATGAAATTGTATCGTATGATCCACGCTTTAAGCTAGCCAGCAATGATATCATTGTTGACCAAGAAGCACATTCAGTTACAGTAACAGTTAAATTAATGTATCTACCAACTACAACTGCAACAGACTTGCAGATTAAATTTGACAGCGAATCCACAGAACAGGCAGAGTTTTAATTATGGCACAGAATATTAGACAATCAAAACTTTTTGCAGCTGAAGATTATGTAGCAGTATATGAATCTTTTGTCAATGCTAACTTACAAGCATTTGACTACGATACAATACGAACTGCAATGGTCGACTATGTAAGAAGCACATATCCAGAAAATTATAATGACTGGATCGAAAGTTCAGAGTTCATAGCACTACTTGACGTAGTTGCACAAATGGGACATAACTTAGCGTTTAGAGTTGACTTAAACTCACGTAATAACTTCTTAAGCACAGCAGAAAGACAAGAAAGTGTTTATAAACTAGCAGAATTTTTAGGCTATACTCCAAGACGTAATGTGTCAGCGTTTGGTGAAATGAAAGTAGTCAGTGTAAAAACAAACGAACCTGTAATTGGTAGTGCAGGAACAAGTTTAGGTGGACAAGATATTAAATTTGAATCTACTAGCAACATCAATAACTTAGATGATTTTATTGCAGTAATGAATGGAGTCTTACAGTTTGGTAATCAATATGGTAGTCCCAAGAAACAAACTTCAGTAGGAAATATAACACAACAGTTTTATGAGTTAAACAATACAGCAAATCAAATTAAGTTTGATGTGCCTGGTATTGCTAATGGGCAATCATCCACATATAATATTGTAAGCATAGATTCTACAAATAATTTTGTTCATGAGAAATCGCCAAATCCAACAGGCGCATTTGGAATATATTATAAAAATAGTGGACTAGGTTTATCAAACAAAGACACAGGATTCTTCTTTGGAGTCAAAGAAGGAAACTTACAATTTCAAGATACAAAAATAGACGCATCAATTGATAATCAAACTATTGATGTTAACGTAGATAATATTAACTTTAGTGACGTATGGGTGCAAACCATTAATACAAACGGAGCAGTAGTTAAAGAGTGGAGAAATGTAAAGCATATTTCAACATCAGAAGATGCAATATATAATAGTGTTAGTTCAACAGACAGAGATGTATTTTCAGTCAAGACAAGAAAGAATAATCAAATATCAGTTCAGTTTGCAGATAAGGCGTTTGGAAATTTACCACAAGGTATTATACGTGTATGGTATCGTGTAAGTAAAAATGAATCATATGTAGTTAGACCAGATGACTTATCAAATAAAAAAGTTACAATTGCATACCAAGGAATTGATGGAAATACCTATTCAGCAATATTTACATTACAATTAAAAACCAGCATAACATCTGCAAGTGCTAACGAAAGTTTAGATAGTATCAAACAAAATGCTCCACTGGCATATGCAAGTCAAAATAGATTAGTTACAGCAAACGACTACAATACATTATTCAGTTACCAAACATCAAATGTAGTAAAAGTAAAAAGTATTAATAGAACATTTAGTGGACACAGTAGATATGTTGACTTTACAGACCCAACTGGTGAATACAGTAACCTAGTAATAAACGGATCAGATGGACGCTTATACGAAACCGATAATGTTAAAAGTAAAACTACAATTGTTGGACAAAACAAAGATTATATATTTGAAAAATATGTAAAGCCACAACTATCAGATTTTGATTTAATTAATCTTTACTATACAAAATACACAACTGCATTCAATGATTTAAAATCTTCATTTAGTTATGCACCAGATGTAGATAAGAGTTCCGCTAACTTTGGAAATGGATCATTTGTTTGGCAATCACCGGGCACAAATTTATATAATGCAAACACAGGATCTTTAAGAAACTATTCAAATCAAGCAGTAGTTTCTAGAGTAGGAAAGTCAACATCAAATTATTTAAATCAATTTAGAGTTGGTGCATTAGTTAAGTTTATTAAAACAGATGGCACATATGTTTGGTCAAAAGTATTGAACATTTTTGCTTATGGGTTGGGTGTAGATAAAACAGGAATCCAACTTGGCGAAGCAAGTGGATTAAGATCAAATGGACTAGGAGCAATTACACTAGATACATATGTTGAGAGCGGAAGCATAATTGATATTATTGTTCCAGCATTTCCACGTTTATTTAAAACAAAAGAATCAAATATTATTACATCATACTTAGAATCAAAAAGAACATTTGCTCTTGCATATGATTATCAAAATCAAAGTTGGGAACTAGACAGCGATCCAGGAACGTATAGTGCAACACCAGGGTCATACGATAAGACTACGTGGTTGCTCTACTTTAGCTTTGATAGTGGAAGATACAACATCTACACTAGAACAACACAATATGTTTTTGAAAGCAGTAGTGTTGCATTTACAAATGTTAGTTTAAACAGTGGACTAGATTCACTTACAAAGAAAAAAGCAAAAGATACAATTCAAATGTCATTTGATACTGTTGTTAGAGGTGCTACAGCATCTCAAGATAAAGTTACAAAGTATACAGGCAAAATGCATGTTAGTGGAATTGAACAAGATTCAAATGGAGTTATTGATGCTTCGCATGTATTCTTATCATTAGTAGATGACAACGCCGACCGTAGACCAGATAATCCATTAGTGTTTAGCGAACTGGTTACAGTAGGTGGAACACCAGGATCGGTTATTATAGATAACGTAGCAAAAACTGGTAGAGAGAATTTAGACTTTGAATGGCGCCATGTTGCAGCAGATAGAGAAATTGTAGATCCTAGTTACACAAACATTATTGATGTTTATGTATTGGACAAAGCATACGATACAAAATATAGAAATTGGTTGTTAACAAATACAGGTGAAGAACCACTTCCGCCAACAAGTAATGCATTAGCTAACAGTTTTGCAAATGTTGAAAAACAAAAAGTTACAAGTGATACTATATTATATAAACCAGCAAAATATAAAACAATATTTGGACCAACAGCACATTCATCATTACGTGCAACATTTAATGTTGTCAAAGTAAAAGGTAGCAATGTAGTTGACAGTGAAATTAGGGTTAACGTAGTTAAAGCAATTAACGAATTCTTTGCAGTAAGCAATTGGGACTTTGGCGAAACTTTTTACTTTACAGAACTTGCAGCATATGTGCATAAAGAATTATCAATGTCAATAAGTAGTTTTACTATTATACCACATGGTGCTTCAAGTGTGTTTGGCGAATTATTTGAAATCACTCCAAACATTGACGAAATGTTTTTACCAGACGTAAGTATTGACGATATAGATATTGTTAGTAATGTTGTTACTAAAACAAATTAGGATAAGATTTAATGGCTAAGAAAAAAGCAGGAAGTTACAAAACTCCAAATACACAAGCATCTAATTTATTGCCATCAGTTTTTAATACTGATGTAAATAAAAAATGGCTGGACAGCACATTAGATCAAATGATCTCAAAAGGTAATCTGAAGAATGTAGAAGGTTACATAGGCGACAAGTCAGGCAAGAACAGATTCAAAGAAGATATTTATTTAGACAATACAGACCTAAGTCCGGCAATTGTAGTTACAGACAAAGATAAAAAAGTAACTAATTCAATTACAATGAGTGACATTGCAAATGCAATTAACACAAACTTTTCTGAATACAATTATAATACAGCATACGCAACAAAATCGTATAGCTATAGACCTCCAATTAACATAGACAAGTTTGTAAATTATACAAACTATGCATGGGTTGATCAGATGCCTACATACGAAAGTATTAGAACTCTTACAGCAGCAACAGTAGGATCAGTAACATCGGGTTCAAGTTATCCAGCAAGTCCTTCACATGGTGATTATTTTGCACTCAATGATGGAGTAAACACAAAAACTTATCAATGGGATAATGTTGTTAAGACATGGCAACCAAGCGGAGACACAGGTTCAATTTACAGTAACAATGGAAACAACACAGGCTTTACAACTGTAGTTAATCCAGTTGATTTATCAGCTAGTCAATTAGCATACACAATTATAGATAACAACAATACATTTAATATAGCAGACCAAATGCTTATTAAGTTTGTTGGCGATGGCTGGCATTCAGATGCACATAAGAGAACATATCTTGTAACTGGTACTGGTAGAAATATTAAATTAATAGAAGTATACAGTTGGGCAGACAATAGCACACGTTATCCAGATACAACAAAAACTACTGTTACAGTAGGTGGTATCTGGGATAAGAGTAAAGTATTTACAATTCAACCTAACAAGCAAAGTAAGATATGGACAACTGCTCAACAATATGGTGTAGCAGAAATGATTGGGTATTACAATGGAGATGATAATCGTCTACCTATATTTGATGGCTTTATATTTCCATCTGAGGAATCAAACAAATCATCTTGGATAACAGACGAACTAATTATGTTTGCCGATGAATGGACTCAACAAAATGGTTCTGCAATGGAAGCCACAGATTACCATAAAATATTTTATACACAGCTTGATAGTGTTACTAATGATATTACTATAACAAAATTAGTTGACGCAAGAATTGTTGGAACAAATCAAAAAATACAACAGTTTATTGTGCCAGGCACAAGCGAATCAATATTAGCAAAATACAAAGATAGATTATCTGGATTTGATATTTTAAATTGGGATAAGTCAACAGTAGTATTTACTGACAAAGATTACCAAGTTATGGAAACTGATAGTCCGTATAGAACTGCATGGAGCAGAAATAATAAATGGACAGACACTGATACACTAATAAAGCTCGACGAGCTAATATATGGTGGTATCAATTTAAAACAGTTAACTGATACAAGATACATTGCTAAAAGACCAATTATGGAATTTGACGGCAAACTTAATCTTTACAACTGGGCAGACATTGATACAAACCTAGGCGACAGTCAATGGGCTGGCGTAATAGATACAATGGTTAAGCCAACTGGAAGTTACATACCAACAGAGTCAGGTGGAACATATTCTTTTAATTTAGCAGACGTTGAAATTAAAGCAGGACAACGTATTACATTTACAGAAGGCACACTTGCAACTAATATTTGGATCGTTGGGTCAACTGGTGAACTAACTGCTGATATTACATTGCAATCAAATTATTGTGCATATGTTAGAGAAGCATTACCAGACACTGAAGATAAAAATTGGAACAACAGTGATGTTTGGTATATGGGCGATGCATGGAGCACAGGACAACAACGAACAAAAGTTAATCAAATGCCGTTGTTCAAATTATATACAACTAGTGGACAAAGATTAGAATATTTAGAAGGTGCAAAGTTTCAAGGTAGTAGAATATTTAACTACAAAATAGGCACAAGCATAGTTGATCCTGAATTAGGTATTGGACTATCATATAAAGATATTAATGGAATTGGCGAGTATCAGTTTGAAAATTATTTATTTACTGAGCCACATTTCCAAAGTATTACGTCACAGTTTAATAAAGATACAAACTATCATAGACAGATACTAGGACAAAACTTATTTAAAGCAAACAATAAATTAACTAATCTATACAAGCAAAGCGAAGAAATTAGTGGAGCAGAAACATTAGTAACACATGATGTAGTAACTAGCAACGCAGACTTTACAATTAACGTAGGGCATAGTTCATGGAGAACAGATAGACGTGTTGTATTACATCAACAAGATAAAAGATGTGTAGTAACAGAATTACAAAATGGTGTTTACTTAGATAAAACAAATGTAGATCATACAAACATATACGTAGGTAAAAATATACCTGTTGTGTTTAACAACTTATTAGAAACTGGAGATGTTAGATTTAAAACTGTAGCTGGTGTTGATATTGAAACAACTTCACAAGCAGGTGTAACTATAGCACGAAGTGGGAACGATATTACTTTATCACTTACTACATACAGTAGCAAAATTATTATTGATCCGGTAGATGGAACATTAGAAAATGACTATACAATCATACCACTTGACAACTATGATAGCATTCAGCATACAGTGGAAGTTAATGGTAAGCAGTTAAGTCCTAACAATTATACAATCAATGCAGATACAATTGTTATTCCTGCATCAGTTAGATTACAAAAAGATGATATTGTTGATTTAAAATATGCAAGTAATATTAACACAAACAGAACTACTAATTCATCTTTGCCAAATACACTAAAGCATAATGCAAATAATGAAGTAATAAAAACATTTACAATGAGCGAAACAATGGCGCATTGGCAAAGTATAATATCTTCTACTCCTGGATTTGAAGGAGATATCTTTGGGGCAAATAATTATGAAGCACTAAACAAACAACATTACTTTGGTGGTGAGATATCTATTCATAACGATTTAAGTATTGTTCATGATGCCTTATATGCCAATGACACAGTAAACGTTACAGATGCATTAAGAACATCAGGTGAAGATTGGGATAACTTTAGAAATAGATTTAGAGCTCAGGTAGCCAGATTAAATGAACGCAAGACATATTTAACTGTTAGAGAATTAGTTGATGATGCGATAGAATCAATTACTATTACTAGATCGGGTGGTGACTTATTTAAAACATCTAACATGGTATACAGAACTCCTATTCGAGTAGAAGAATTTATTCATGCAGACGGAGATACAGTATTACCTAGAATATTTTTAAAAGATAGCATTCATAGTGATGACAATATTCAAGACCACGTTTATGTTTATATCTCAGATAATGTAGCTGGAACACTAACAACTCGACTAGCAATAAAAGATATAGATTATACACAATCAGGAAACCTAATTGAATTTATATATCAGCCATTGGCTATGCCAAACAAAGGCTATCCAAAAATTACAGTCTATAAAAGACAAATGGATGATACGTGTTATGTCCCTCCAAGTTTAACAAAACTTAAACTTGCACCAGGTTGGTCACCAGAAGCAGACTCTACAAACAATATATTAACTGGACATGACGGAACACAGTGGGCATTAAAATCAACAGCAGATTTAGTTAACATGACAGATGCAAACTTTGATGTTGTTAATGCATGCCAGTTTGAATTAGAAAAAAGAATTTACACAGGATTAGTTATAAGTGATAAAATTAATACCGATGATGAGTCTGTTGAAAGTTTACAATATGGTATGGTTTCAAAGTTCACTCCAAGTGCAACACGTGAAACATGGTATACATTAGAAACACTAAACGATTTACTAGGTAAATCATTTGCACAGTGGAAAGCAAAGAACAAACTTGTAGATACAGCAATTGTATACTCTCTTGCAGATGTGGACACATGGAATTTTAGTTCAACTTATGTAAATGATAGATTTGGAACTAACAAAGTTCCAGGACAATGGAAAGGTGCATACAAAGTTTTATTTGGAACAAGCACTCCAGACAAGACGCCATGGCACATGCTTGGGTATGCATTTAAACCTACATGGTGGGATAACACATACAGTTGGACAAATGCTCCAAAACGTGCAGCACTTATTAAAGCATTAAAACGTGGACTAGTAGCAGTAGGTAGACAAGACATAGAGTGGGCAAATCATTTATGGGATTGGGATAATAAATGCCCAGTTACATCAGCAGGTGTATTAGAAACAATTACGACTGTGTTGGGAACTCCACAAGACATTGATAAAGCAAAACGTTTTGAGTTTGGTGATCATGCTGGACTTGAAGCTGAGTGGAGAGTAAGTGCATCAGGACAAGCATCTATAATAGATGCTATTGTTAAATTAAATCCAACAAAAGCGTCTAGCATATTTTATTCACCATCTGTAAAAGTTAATACTAAAGAAATAGATTACTTAGACAAAGACAGTTTAGAAATTTATACAACTTCATCTATACCAACACCAGGCAAAGTTTACGGAAGATCAGTTACTGATGTTGAAGTTACAGCTATTGCTTTATTTGATACAAACACATTTGTTAAACTAGTTGGACCAGATGGATCAACAGAAGCAGACATAACATTATCTTTTGATAGTAGACCAGGTGTGTATCTTCCAAATGAAACTAGACGACATGTTATTGGTGCAAGTATATCACACAGAGGAAGAAACTTAACGACACTTCCAGCAATATATACTGGGTTTGATAATTCACAAGTTGTATCATCAACATTTGCATTTAAAACAAAAGAAGTAGAATATGTAGCAAGTGGTATATCACAATCTTTATACAACCAAACATTGCGTAACAATTTAGATTACAACATAGACAACTTACATACTAAAATTGATACAAGACTAGGAACACAATTACGTGGATTTAGTAGCAAACATCTTTTAGAATTTAAGACACAGACATATGATGAAACAAAACATACACTAGGCGAAAGTGACTTTGAACTATCAATGTATAAAAGCACGCCAATTAATATTGCAATTGCTAGTGAAATTACTGTTGAGTATTTGGCGCCAGGTTGGAAGATTAGTGGCAACGGATATGGTAAACAAGAATTTAATTTCTTTGAACCAGATAACACTAACTCAACTTCGTATACAAATGTAGAAGTTGAATCAACAGAAGTTAAGAAATATAAAAAGTTTGCACCAACACATAGCATATTAGAGTATAATGCAACACTTAATAAGATACAAGACACTTATTCATTTATAAGAGGATACTACGCTTATTTAGAATCAATTGGATTTGAATTCCCATACAGCGGAGACAGTGTAGCTGTAGAGTTTGTTAAATGGGCATTGACCAATCCAGCAACTACTAAAACATTTGACTTAGGATCTAATTTTAAATTTAGACCAACACATGGTAGTGTTGTAGAATTAAACACAGGTGTGTTTAAAGAAAATACTGTCACTGATACAAAAGGTATTACAGTTGAATCAGATAATTTATTAGTAAGCAGAACAGAAGATGTATTATCATTGGAAACAAAAGATAAAACAATAATTGGTTCAGCAGGATTTGTTGTTGTAGAATATGAACATATAGCATTACTAAATGATAAAACAACATTTGGTGTTATTGTGCATGATGATATTAAAAATGTAACACAAGACAAAATAGCATTTAGAGGATTAATAACTGATAAGTGGGACGGTAATAAACGTGCACCAGGCTACTTAGTTTTTGATGATAAGATTGTTGAAAACTTTGATAGTAGTGTGCAGGCAGTTGATGATTTTTATAAAACAGATAGCATTGACTTTAATCCTACAATTAGAAAACTAGAAGATATAACTATTGGTAATTCAAATAACGAACTTACTATTAGTGAGAATGAGTTTGATTCAATTACCAAACGTAATTACTTTCAAGGGTTGATCAAACAAAGAGGAACATCAAGTGCATTTGATAAGATTGAACGTAAATTTATAACTGATAAACTAGACGTTAAAGTTCACGAACAATATATGTTGTCTAGAAGTTACTTTGGTAACAAAGATAGATTAGATGCAATAGAATTTACATTAGAAAACAATACATTTGAAACATCACCGCAAGCTATTAAGTTTAATAACTTTATAAGTGGCGAAACTGTATATAATGATGTATTAGTTTATCCACCAAGCGATAATAGATTTGTTAATCCAGTAAAGACAGTTAACGCAGGATCATTTGCTATTGGTAAAACTTACACTATTGCAGTAGCAGGCACAACAGACTTTACATTAATTGGTGCAACAAATAGTTTATCAGGAACAACATTTACAGCAACAGGCTCAGGCACAGGAACAGGCACAGCTACAACAGGCACTTCTTTTGCTACTAGACCTATAACAAGTGTTGACGTAAGTAACTTAACAGCAGGTGCTTTATTAGATACAGAAGCAAAATATAAAACAAACTTGTTAAATGAAATTGGAAATGTATATAACGAACTAGAAGATTATGCAGTTATAGAAACTTGGGCAAATAATAAAAGTTATAAATTAAGTAACTTAGTTAGATATCAAGGCGGACTATATCAATGTGCGGTTGATAGCACAACAGTATCTACTGTAACTGACAGCATTAGCATAACTGGTAACGCAACATCACCAGAATTTACATCTGGAACAGTTGTAAGCATTGACGGTGCACTATTTCCTATATCAGATTCAGAAAATCAAACACAACCAATTACAGCTACAGGAACAGTTTTAAATCCTGTTGTTGCGGCACCAACAGCAAGCACTACGCTAACAATTGATGGGCAATCAGTAACACTTAGCAACGCAGGAGATGTTACAGTATTAACTGGTGTTCCTGCATCAAAAACAGGAAACGTTGTAAGTCCGGTATTTAATTCAAGTAACGGATTTGTTACAGATAAGCAATTAGTTATTAACGGAACAACTGTTGACTTTGATATAACACCACCAGACGTAACACAAGCATTTACAGGTAGCAACAACGGAGTTACTCCAAATGATGTAGTAGAAAACATTACAGCTACCGCAACCCAAACATATACAATTACTCAAGCACTAAGTGGATCAACATACAGTGTTAGTGGTGTTACAGTTGATGGGACAGCAAACACAGACTTTACAATAAGTGGGCAAGACATTACATTTAATACTCCAACATTTGCGGGCGGTGAAGCTATTGTAGTTACAATGACACACGCCACAGTTGTTGATTTAGAAGATACATTTACAATTATACAAGACATTGTTGGTAGTCCATATACAGTTAAATCGGTCACAGTTGGTGGAGTTGCAAAAACTAGCCCAACACATTATTCAATTAGTGGACAAGATATAGTATTCACTTCTGGTAATGAACCAGCAGACAGTTCTTCAATTGTTGTAACTGTTGAACACACTCCATTGGGTATGACAACCGCAGAAATTGTAACAAAAATTAATGACACACTAGTAGCAAATGGTATTAGCATAACTGAACCAACAGGCACACCATATGTTGGTAATGATGCTATACAGGCTGACTTAGTTGCAAATAGATTGCGTATAAGATATTGGGCTACAAGTCCATCTAGCAATTTAGTGTTAGGCGCTAGTGTTAACGGCACAAACGAAATATTAGGATTAGAAACAGCACAAGGCACTTACCCGGTAGGAGCAATAATTGAAACACAAGAACAAGATTTAACTTTAAATCAAGTAGTTACAGCAATTACTAATACAGCAAACCTTGGACACATCACTGCAACAAACAGTGGTGGATATTTAAAATTAGTAAGTAGTGCAGACATTACTGATTGGACTCAACGAAGAACAACACTGACAGTAGGTGGAACACAACAATTAATATTAGGATTTCCAGGTGATACTAGTCCATCGGGAATATATGCAGCGGCTCAACCAGCAGTTGTAGTTCCAGTTACATTAGCTAAAGCAGTAACTCAAATTACAAATGGACTAGCAGATCCAGTAGCAGCAGGTGGATCAGGGACCGCAGTAACAGGAGTAACAGTTTCAAATGCAGGTAATGTTTTAAATATTACATCAGCTAATTCAACACTTACACTAGCAGACTCTGGTGATGCATTTTTAACACAAGCAGGTATCACTAGTTCTGGAGTTATAAGTTTAATATCAGACAGTTCACAATCAAATACATTTATTCCAGCTGAATGGACAAACGTAAGCCACACAGATCCAGCATTATTTAATGTATGGGTTTCCAATGATTCAGATTATCAATTAACATCAATTGGTGGAGTTAAAGCTAAACATTTTGATTGGAATGTATTTCAAGTTCAAAACAATGGACTGTATACAGCAGACTTAGTAAATAACCCAACTGACCCACTTACAAAAGACGAACCGTGTGGAATATGTTCAGGATCAATGACTGCCGACGGCAATGATGCACAAGTAACTGTAAATAAAAATCATGGACTAGCAATTGGTGATTATGTAATGTTGTTAAACACAACTACTACACCTAACATTGATGGTATACATAAAGTTACTAAAATTGGATCGTCAACAGAATTTTATGTTGACAGATATATTGATAAATGTGGATCAGCAAGCTCTGTAATGTTATTACGTCCAACAAGATTTGAAACAATAGAAGATAGAAACACAGCATTAAAAAGTATACAATGGAACGTTCCACCAAACACATTAATCTTTACAGACTATGATGAACTAGAAACAAACAGTAGAACAAGATCTATAAATGTATTCCAATCAATATATCCAGTTGTAGGTGGATCAACACTTACTGGTTCAGGATACACAAGTGGCTATCTATATAACGAAGCAGTTAGTAATGCTTCAGTAGTAACAGATTCCATGTCATTGATTAGACATCAAAGTTCTAGAATTGTAAACACAGACTTAGATAATATAACAGTTTATGATTACGACAGCAATACACCTATACTTGATTTAGAGTTATATGATCCACTACGTGGAATTATTCCTGGAGTCGCTGATGCAGAAATTGATATCAAGAGTGTGCATGATACAGCAATATATAATACATCTACAGAAGAAACATATGAAGTAGATGACGACAATGCATGGGGCGATGCAGAAGTAGGCAAGAGATGGTGGGATACTGGCAAGGTTAAATATTATGATTACGATCAAGGCGATATAAAAGATAAAGCAAGTAACTGGGCAAAGCAATTTGTAGGCAGTGAAGTTGTAGTTTGGGAATGGACAAAAAGTTCTGTTGCTCCAGATGATTATAATAAAGCTGTTGAAAGCAATAAAGTAATGTATGGAAATGTAGCGTCAGGAACAGCATATGCTGAATTTGATGCAATTAAAAATCAAAACGAATATTTCTATACCCTACGCAGCGAATGGAATGCAAGCACTACCAAATATGATAGTGTTTATTATTTCTGGGTGCGTGGCAAAGAAACAATTGGACACCCAAGCAAAAATATTATTACAAGTGAAGTAGAAAATATTATTACAGATCCAAGTGCAAATGGAATTTATTGGTTCTCAGTAGCTGACAATGATGCAATTATTGTTTCAGACATATGGGACTTTGTAAATAAAAAAGTTGTCCTACAGTTAAATAAAGTAGTTGATCACAATCACGCACAATGGATATTAGTTGGCAAAGACACAGATATAATTCCTGACTATTGGTTTACTGGATTAAAAAATAACTTATCACAAATTGATGAGAATACTTTACGTATTCCAGATTATACAAATCACCCATATGCAAGATACGGCGATGACAGAGCTAACAGACAAGCATGGTATGATGATATAGTTGCTGCAAGATTAAATGCACTTGATATTATTAATAGACTACTAGTATCAGTAAACGTATACAATGACTTTAGAACTAAATTTTTAAAAGCGATTACAGATTCAACTATTCCAAATGATAGTTGGGATTGGACAGACTTTGTTTCTCCTAAACATAACTATGCTAACACATTTGCAAAAGTTGTAGAGAATATAGACGAATTAAATACATTAGATACAAATGAATATCAAACAGCAAGGATTGAAATAATCAATGATGATGATATTGATAGAACTGAATTTTATCTATATCAATACGGTGAGTGGTGCTTAACTAAAAAGAATAACGCAACAATTGAATGGAGCAAAGAAAGATTGGCTAAAACTTATACATGGGATATGGAACCATGGGATAGTTTAAATTGGGATAACACAGCCATAGCAGATTGGTGGAAGGCTCTTGTAACAATGTTAAGAGATACATTGTTCTTAAATGAACACACTGTTAAATTTAATAAATTCTTCTTTGGAATGATTGATTATGCATTGTCTAGAACAAAACAAGTTGAGTGGGCAATGAAAACTTCTTATATACGATTAGAAGTTAAGAGTGATTTAGTAGAGAAAAAGAAATACAAAAAAGATATTATGTCCTCAATTGAAGGATATATAAATGAGATTAAACCTTTCCATGTTAAGGTAAGTGAATCAGCTAGAACCTTTAACAAACAAGAAGATGTGTATTTTGAACTAGAAGAATCAAATCTCAAAATTATTGAAATTAAACATGAAGAAAAAGGCACAAACTTTAATGAGCTTGTGCTTGATGCTAACAACATAGTTGAAAAAGATATAGTGTTAGCTAACAACGGAACTACAGTTTATACAATAGATAAAACAGATACAAACATGTTAGAATGGGATCATGTAACAGTTAAAGATGGATCAACAGTATTAACTTCATCAGTTGATTACTTCTTGATAGATCAAGTTATTAACTTTGTAACAGCACCAACTGGTATAGTAACTGTAACTGTTGCAGTTGAAGATAAAGTAATAGTATCAGGTGGCGTTGGCAACACTGTATTTGATGATGACGATGGTGTTAAAGGCTATGCAATAGTATCAGGCGGTAATGGAAGACAACCTGAACTATATTCAAATACAACATATAGATCAACCGATGCAGATATTAGACCACAAGAAACAGCAATAATTAAAGTGCAAACAAACAGATCAGGATCAACTGATACAACTGAAACGAGAACATTTGCATATATGCTTGATATAAACAAATACCAGCATGTATATGGAATGGAAGATGCAAAAACATCTACACTGTCTGCAACGTTAACTATTGGAGATGCAACACTAACAGTAGCAGATGCAAGTAAATTTACAACAGCAGAATTAGTATTAGTTAACAATGAAATAATACAAGTTCAAAACGTTGGTGGTGTAATTTATATTAAAAAACGAGGACTAAACTTAACATTTACAAATACACATGTATCAGGCACAACCATTACTGATGTTACTAATAATGCATTGCATTATGTAAATTCCTCAGCAAATAAGAAATTTAATGATGATAATACCACAATATTAGACAGTTCAACTTCAGCAGAAGCTAGTATGTTGAACAATATAGGAAAAGGAACTATACTATAGAACCAAGAATTCTAATTGGCATAAATAGTATATAAGGAGTAGGCGAACAGCAATGAAAAATAATTATAACGAACAAACAGATATTTCAGTAGACGGTCATTGTTTAATCAAAGACTTTGACACAGGTGAAGTATTACTAGACAAACATAATGCTATCAACTTTCAAAACTTTGCTTTTGCAGTTGCAAATCTATTAGCAAATAAATCTGTAAGCGGTAATCAATTTTTTATTGATAAAATGGCGTTTGGATATGGCGGCACAACTGTTGATGCCAATGGCAACATTACTTATAGAAGTCCAAAGGTGGACGGAGTAAATGGTGGATTATATAATCCATTATTACAAGTAGATGGAGTCACTGCATATACAAAAGCAGTATCTAGTATAGATTTAGTAGATGCTGAAAGTAACCCATATTCAGATATAACTGTAAAAGTTATCCTTGATTACAATGAACCTACTAACGCACCAGCATTAGATAATGCACAGAATTTTGAAACTCCAGATAATTGGGTTATTGATGAATTAGCATTAGTAACTGAAACTGGTGACTTTCTAACACATTTGGTTTTCCATCCTATACAAAAATCAAAGAATCGTAAAATAGATATTCTGTATTCACTTAGAATCAGAGCAGGAGTATAAAAAATGTCATATACAATTAATAAATTAGGCGCTTCGGATATAACAGTAGAATACGGTACCCTTAATACAGAAACCAGCCTACAACTTGTTGGTAAGGATTATTTTGGATACGGTGAAGCAATTGCTCAAAACTTTGTTGATCTACTAGAAAATTTTGCAACCGATGATACAGCCAACGGTCCAGCAAGTCCAATTGCAGGTCAGCTATGGTATCATAGCTCAGCAGATACACTTAAAGTGTATGATGGAGTTAAATGGAGCGGAACAACTTTTAACCAAGAATCAATTAAAGATAACGGATCAGTAATGCACGATGTATTTGTAGTTAAAGCAAATAACGTTCCTGTTGCTACATTTAGTAGTGACACTGGATTTATAGTGCATGCAGATGAAACCGAATATCACGGATCAGCACCAGACTACAAATTTCCTAATAATAGAATCGAAAAAGGATTAACATTAGGCAAAGATATGAAGATGCATGGAACGGCAACTACAGCAGAATATGCCGACCTTGCAGAACTTTACACAAGTGATGCAGAGTATGAAGCAGGCACAGTAGTTAAGATTGGTGGCGAAGCTGAAGTAACACAAACAACAATTGAATACTGCCCAGAAGTATTTGGTGTAGTATCCACTAACCCAGCATACTTAATGAATAGTGCTGCAGAAGGACTAACAGTGCCAGTTGCACTAGAAGGAAGAGTTCCTTGTAAAGTTATGGGCGAAGTTCATAAAGGACAACGTCTTATCTCAAGTAACGAGCCAGGTGTAGCTAGAGCAGTATCAGACTACGAAAAAGAAGTTGGCATGGACTGGTTCCGTGTTGTTGGTAGAGCATTAGAAAATAAAGATACACTAGGTATTGGATTAGTTGAAATTGTAGTTGGAGTAAAGTAATATGCCAATTTACGGCTACGGTAATCCTAACGGAACAGATGCCAATACAGGCCTTCCTATTGTAGATACGATTACGGTCGCTCAGTTCACCGCTTTGATAAATGCATACAATGAGTATTGGCAAGGCGGAACATATTCATTTGATGCCAATCATGATAGTGATGGAGCTAGAAGAAAAGGTTGGGGACAACCTGTAGTCACCACTGGTGAAACTATAGGTGTAGGAACAGTCATTACAGCAGAACACACCAACTATCTAATTTCACAAATAAACGCAGGCTTATGGCACATGTCAGAAGCTTCAGTAAATGACTTAGTAATACATAGAGCACCATCGGCTGCAATTGCGGCAACATTATATAACGAACTTGAAACGTTATACAGTACCAAATTTGAAACTAACGTTCAATATCTAAATTGTGACGCCACATCAAAAAGTGTTACAACAAATGTAATAAGCGTTACCAATCCTGGTTCATCTACATGGTCAGATGATTTATATTGTGAAAATACATTTACATTTGATACTTACGATGAAGCAAGACATTTCTTTAACAGTGGCGGAGAGCTACTAGTTGATATGTCAAGTTCAAGTGGTGGAACAAGCGAACCATCTATAGTATGGCGAACGTTCTTTGATGACATGGGTATTATTCGAATAGGTGCCACATCAGCAACAAACGACGGTGACGGTGAAGGCGATTCACCATTTAATAGCCTAGGAGGCAACACCAAAGGATTTTACAGCATAAACTTTACTACTGGAAACTATGTGCCAGTATATGATGTAGCGGCAGTTGATAGAGGACAAGGCGGTGGCAGTGCTAACGCAGAATACTCAGATTACAATCAGCGTAGATTTAGAATATTACTAAAAGGCGAAGACTTATCACCAATATTTAAAGTGCATTTAAAAATACAACTTATTGAAGATAGTGATGACGACAGTACCGGAGCTCCAATTGATACTAACATCATTGCAGAATTTGGATACGCACAACCATTAAACACACCAACTAACTCAGAATCATCAGCCAATGATAGGTTCTCTCCTAAAGCAGGAATAAATTTTATATTTGCAGAGCGTGAAGTTCCTGGTATTCAAAGCACAGTCGGTTGGACTGCTACAGACACCGGACTACCAGACGGCGCCTAAAACAAGTATATAAATACTTGACAAAACCCCCAATCTAAAGTATTATAGTATATAAACTAGGAGAATTTTCTATGGACGAACGTCTAGAAAAGGCGTTAGAGTTTAGCAATTACACTCTAACCCTTAATAACCAGAAGCAAAACATTAAAAATAGAGTAGCACAACTACAACTAGTGCATCATAACGGAGGTGTGTTTGTAGCAAATCAAGAAACTATTTCGTTTGTAAAGACAATGATTGATCTTGGCAAGACTGTTAATGGTGTTATAATTGATTCAAAAGATAATCCAATAAGAATAAAAGATTACAAAGAGCTACTTGAGAAGCTTGTTGATGCATATGTTAGTGCTTCACAAGAATATGTAGTTGAATACGATAAGCTACGAAAGTCTAGAAGCATTAAATCAATTATGGATTGGTAAATGCCTGAATATAAAGATAAACAAGGTGTATGTTTCTTTGTCTACAACAATGAAGAATTAGATTATGTAGACTTAGTTATGTTGGCAGCTAGATATGTTAAAGAGTATTTAAAACTTCCTGTATGTATAATTACAGATGAAGGCACACACGCTTGGCTAGAGCAATCACAATCACAAGAAGATATTGATACGTTTATTGACTATATAAAAATAACCAATGACGAATTCAAACCAAACATGCGTAGACACTTTGACAGTCCATATACAGAATTTAACGCACAATTTAGTAACAGCAACAAGCATAAGATATGGGAATACAGTCCGTTTGAACAAACATTATTACTAGACACAGATTACATTGTAAAAAATAGTTTCCTATTAAAAAGTTTTGAATATGATGGTGTGGCAATGTTTAATAATGCATTAAGTATTAGAAATGATAAACCACGTAGAAACGAAATACTGTTATACGAACAAGGAATTAAAATGTGGTGGAGCACCGTTGTATATTTTGATCGCAGTGACTTCAGTAAAATGTTTTTTGACCTATGGGCTCATATAGCAGACAACTATCAATTTTATCAATTCCTATATAACTTTCCTGGTAAGTTATTTCGCACAGACTATTGTGTAAGTATAGCAGTGCATATTCTCAATGGTATGGAGCATTCAAACATTATACATAACTATGATAACCAACCTATGTATTTTGTATCACAAAGAGATAATGTTATTGATACAAATAATATCCAAGATTGGATATGCCTTGGCAACAGTTCAACTGAAAGCTGGAAGGACATTCTTATAAAACATAGCAACTTAGATTTGCATGTAATGAACAAACGTGCTTTGTTAAGAATAAAGCCAAAACTTGTGGAGCATTTTAATGCCAGATAATATTGCACAAAATGGTTATGTGATAATTGCTGTTAACCCAACTGAATATAGACAAGCACAATGTTGTGCATTTTCAATTAAAAGTAAAATGCCTGATGCAAGTGTTACACTAATAGTAGGAAAACAAAGTAAAGTTCAGCAAAAGTTTCTTAAAGGGTTTGATGCTATTACTGAACTACCATTTACTGTTGCTACAAATTGTAGACAGAACGACTGGCAGTTGTATTGGGCAAGTCCATATGAAAATACAATTGCAATAGATTGTAGAAGTTTAGTTAAAGTTAATCAAGATAGTGTGTGGGATTATTTAATTGACCATTGCAGTATTGCATTTCCTGATTCAATAAATGACATGCGACAAGATCAAATACATCCATTATATAAAAAACATTTAGAGAAGGATTATAACCTACATGTAATTTATAGTAGCATGTTCTTTTTTAAGAAAGATGATATTACTCTAAGACATTTTAAAATGGCAGATATTTATTTTCAATATTGGACAGATGTATGTAGCAAATATTTAAAGCCAGAACATATGCCAGACTTCTTTAATGCAGACATAATGCACACACTAGTAGCTGATCACACAGGCGGTGATGTAGTGGCTATACCTAAGTTATTAAGTTATATTGATATGAGAAATAGTGCAGGCAACACATCAAATAAAATTAACAAATGGACTGATAAACTTACTGTGTGGCCAAGCAACGCAGGAAAGATTAAAATACAAAACTATGCAATCAATGATGTTCTATACTATCACGAAGAAGAGTTTTTAACACAAGAAATATTCAATGAGCAACAACATTACTATGACACCATTGCAAAATAATAAACAATGGAACGTAAGATTTAATGCAGAATCTGGTCGTATACTCGGTATTAGTCCACAACCATTTAAGCAAGTAAATGATAATGAACAAGTAGTATCAGTTACAAACAATGTATGCGGAGAGCTGATATCTGGTAAAAAGAATATGAGAAGGTATGCAGTGCATTGGGATTCAATTGATGACCGATGGGATATTGATGTTAAAAGTGATACTCTTGTATTAGAAGTAAAAGGTAACGAACTAAATCAGTTTACTGAAGGCACACATCCTGCTAACAGTGATGTATATGTGCAAGTCATACGTAAAGAAAACATTTTAAGAATTAAAATTAACTTATTAACTATTAGGGATTCTCTTAATCTTGGACAAATTAATTTTATTAAAAATGAAAGTCCTGACATATTAGATTTATATGTATGCAGAAAAAACAATCCAGATTATTTGGTTGGTATAATACCAATTGATGCACTTGAATTATTTAATAACCGTATACTTCATATTGATGTTCCAAAGAATATTGTTGAGCATATCAACTCGTGGGACGATATAAGTATTTTTACAAAGCCTGTTTTTAAAACGTATGGTATAGAATTTACTGACCTGTCAGCAGAGAGTATACAAGATCATAGTAAGAAGCATCAGATATCAAACTCAACATTAGATGCTCATATAAATATGTATACATTAAATGATAATTTAATTATTGATAATAAGATAGACGAGAACATGATACATTATTTTAATAATAAAAAATATATGCAGTTTCATGTTTCCGATAGTCACATTGATAATTATGTAACCACGCTAAACGTAAGTGTAGCTAATTTACTTTATGATGATAAAGTTAGATTAGACTTACCTGCTAACTGGCCTGCAAACCCAGTAATTGCTTTTGCAGAAACCCAACTTGCAGTAAATTATATTATGGAGAAAGAACAATGAGTAAAATGCAAAGCATTAACGAATTTGATATTGTATATATCAGTTATGATGAACCTAATGCTGATGAGAACTACGCAGACTTATTAGATAAATGTCCATGGGCTAAACGTAGTCATGGAGTTGAAGGAAGTGATGCAGCACACAAGGCCGCAGCTAACATGGCAGAGACAGATAGGTTTATTACTATTGATGCAGACAATATTGTAGACCCAGCGTTCTTCAGTGTTGAAGTTGACATGGAGAAAATTACTGATGTTGATGTTATTAGTTGGGCTGGTAAGAACATTACTAATGGACTTGTATATGGCAACGGTGGGATTAAGTGTTGGCCAAAAGATGTTGTTATGAATATGCGAACACATGAAAATGCAGATCCTAAAAACAAAGCTGCACAAGTAGACTTCTGTTGGAACATTAACTATGTGCAAATGAATAATATCTATTGCACAGTAATGAACAATGGTAGTCCACTACAAGCCTGGCGTGCAGGTTTCCGTGAAGGTGTTAAGATGGGATTAGTTGACGGTGATGTTATTGATCCAGCTAACCTAAAGAAGACAGTGCATGACAAAAACTATAAACGTTTGTTAACATGGATGACAGTAGGTGATGACAGTGACAATGGAATATGGGCAGTGTATGGTGCACGCCTAGGATGCCATATGACAAACATTGGCAGAGAAGAATGGGATTGGAAAAACGTTAGAGACTTTAAATGGCTTACTAATTATTTTAATAAAAATGTATTACCAAAGTTTCAAGACAATCCAGATCAACTATGTAAACGCACAGGCACACAATGGAATTATAAATCAGTAGAAGATGAAAGTATAAGACTTGGTATTGATTTACGTAAGAGATTAGATTTAGAAATTGCTGACCTGGGCAAAGAAGGCTCTCGGTTCTTTAAAGAAGTATACATTAACCCAAGTCGTATGGGTGCTCAGATTAGAGAAGACCAGGTTGAAGATACGTTAGAATAAAATGAACATAGGTGTTGACATAGTTTCAGTTAATAGAATTAAAAAAATCTATAACAAGTATGGAACACGATTTACTGATCAGTTTTTAACAGAAGAAGAAAAACAAAAAGAACTAACTCCAGAATATATATCAAAGTGCTGGGCTGTAAAGGAAGCTTCAATAAAGGCAAGCGGTATTACAGATGCTAAACAATTTGCATATGGCAAGAACGGTAAACAACCTATTGTAGTTACTAAAGTAAAAGGCAATTGGAATCTGAGTGTGTCAGATGAAAAAGAGTATGCAGTAGCAATGGTAATAAAATCAAATGAGTAAACTAACCAAAGACTTTGATTGGGAAATGAATTCTCGAACAAAGGGATTTGATCCTGTTGAAAGAAACAAAAAACATATGAAGGACATGCTAAACAGCACTGGTCCTGGATTCTGTTTGGCTAAATGGACACAAGTTACTATGCACTTAGGGAATGGCACAACACATAGTTGTCACCATCCAACTCCACACAAGATACCACTAGAAGAACTAAAGAACAATCCTAGTGCATTACACAATACCAATTATAAAAAACAACAACGTAAAGCAATGCTTAACGGCAAACGTCCTAAGGAGTGTGACTTTTGTTGGAGAGTGGAAGACAATGGCCAAACAAGCGACCGTGTTTATAAAAGTTTAGATGAGTATAGTTTTAAGCACCACGATAAGATTGCAGAGCTAGTAGGCAATGAAGATATATTCCCAACATATGTTGAGGTGAGCTTTGGCAATACATGTAACTTTAAATGTGCTTATTGTGGTCCTGTATACAGTAGCCAGTGGCAACAAGAAATTAAAAACGGCGGAGCATATGAATTAACTGGCACAACATTTAATTCTATAAAGCAAGATGAAACACATATACCGCAACGTGAACACAATCCATACATTGAAGCGTTTTGGGAATGGTTCCCAGAAGCATACAAACATATGCACACGTTTCGTATTACAGGAGGCGAGCCTTTATTAATTAAAGATACAATGAAAGTTATTGACTTCTTGTTAGAGAACCCAAACCCAAAATTATCATTTGCTATAAACAGTAACGGTTGTCCACCGGGCAAGTTGTGGACTGAGTTTACTGATAAGGTTAAACGATTAGAAGAAGGAAAGTGTGTTAAAGATTTTGTATTGTTTACTAGTGCTGAAGCAGGCGGAGATAGAAATGATTATGTTCGGTATGGAATGGATTACGAACTATGGAAAAAGAATATAGAATACTTTTTAGATAACACATCACACGCAGGTGTTACCTGTATGAGTGCATTTAACTTACTAAGTATCAGTTCTTTTAAAGAGTTATTGCAATGGATATTAAAACTTAAACAAAATTATAATTGGGCAGGTTGGGACCATTGGTTAGACAGCAAAGGACTTAGTCGTCCATTACTTAATAAGAATGCTGTTGGTAAGGATGGTAGACCTATAAAGCCAGCTCGTGTATTAATAGATATTCCATATCTTAGGCATCCTTCTTTCTTAGATGCAAACATTGCCTCAATGCCACTAATTCAAGATCACTTGATGCCTGCAATTGACTTTATGTATAATAATCTATCCCATGCTGATTGGGGTGGGAATATAGGGTTTGATGATTGGGAAGCAAACAAGTTACGTAGAACTGTAGTTGGTATTGTTGATAAGGCACAAGAACACACACCAGATCAGATAACAACTAATCCAGTTACAAGACAAAACAGAACTAGATTTTATGATTTCATAAATCAATATGACAGTCGTAGAGATACTAATTTCTTAGATACATTCCCAGAGTATGCAGACTTTTTAGAACTATGTAAACAAGAACACAATATACTACACGAGTTGAAAGCAAAGGACAACGCATGAAACAACCTGCTGTAAAATCAATACACTCTAAAGTAGGTTTATTAAATATATTATTTACACCAGGAGCAAGTGGAACTTTCTTAGCAAGCATGCTTGCTCAAGCAATAAGAGATCCTTGGTGGGAAGATTATGTTCCTGTCTACCATAATGAATTGTTTAGAGTAACAAACGAATTCCTTAATCCATTTAATCATATTGCAATGACTTGGCACCCAGTTAATTTAAAAGAACGAACACATGAAGTGTTAAGTCTAAAAGATATTAACTGGATTAACTTAACCATTACTCCTGAAGAAGCTAAGTTCACAAAAGTATTGTGGGCAATAAAAAGACAAGATATGAGAGGTGTTACAAAAGAAGATATACTGCATAGACTATCAAGTGACACTGACGATGAATACAAAGGCATGCATTTAAGACAAAAGCGTATAGCATCACATCTAGCAGTTAATAATAATGTGTTGGATGTAAAGTTTAGTGATGTGTTTGTAGATGGAAACACAGATGTAATACTATCCATATTGAATACAGTATACAAAGGAAACTATGTTGCAAAAAATGTAGTGGATAATGTATCAGCTCAATGTATTGCTAAACACAAAGCCGATATTAAACTACATGATGAATTGCTTGTTCCTGATGGTGACGGACTTATTGATTATATACTAGCTCAAGTATAAATCAAAGAATCCATTTTTTCTTAGTTCTAAATTTATAAAATGATCACCAAACGTATATTCTGTTCTGTCAACACCTGACATACTAAGGTTAGGCAACCTTGAATCTAATAGATCTTTATATAATCTAAAGCCAGTGTCATAGTTATGATACCTATATGTAAACTCTGTATCTGGCATAACAGTAGCTATACTATTAATTGTTTGTAGCTCTTCTGGTATATCTTTACAAAATGCTAGGTTACGCAATGCTACTTCAAACGGAACTGTAAAGAAATTAGATATTTTATACCTTCCACCCACTGAGGCGTAATAGATATCATTTAATACAACATCTGGATCACACGTTGTTGTGCCACTTGTTATTAATACTTTAGTAGCATTTAAATAGTAAGCAAGCATACAACTACTGTGTCCATTCTTGCAGTCAGCAATAACAGTATACTCTGTGTTTGGAATTAACTTCTTGATATAGTCAGCTATCTTTTCTGGACTGTTAAGTTTATCATTGATACCATCATACAAACAACTATCATACAATACTGGATTGCGAGAACTTCTTCTAACATCTTCTACTATGCTGATAACATTATAGTCAGTGTAATAATCTAACATCCAACTGTTTTGATGTTCAAGTGAATTCCTAGCAAGTTGTAGTAACCAACTGCCGCCACTTACTGTTACTATAGTTTTATCTTTGCCTCTGTCTATATACGATACTGTATTGTTTTGATCTTGTATTGAATTGCTATGATTGTTTTCATACATCAGTGTATCTATGTTTTTTAAATCATTAAAATTATCTACAGCATATTGTCTTTGTTTAGGGGAAAGCTGATCATCATTATTACTCATCATATGCTTTACCCAAAATTGATTCATTGCACTATAAAAGTTTATACTTTGAGTTGAATCTTCAAAGTCCCAATCATTGTTGGTTATGTATTCTATAATAGGACATTGCCATTTTCTTCTGCCCACGTGATAAAATTTCATTTATAATCCACTGCTCCATCCAGGAAAGATATGCTTATCATATTCTTTTTCAAGTTCTTCATTGGTTAGTTTTTCTAGCTGTGGTATAATACCATCTGGCCAATATACTTCTCTTACCGGAAACGGTGCCACTGAGCACATTGGTTCATTTAGATGTCTTGGGTTTATTGATAACACGTGATTGTATATGTCTGGTAGATACTTAGGCATCATAGGAAACATGCTGCTAGGTATGTTCATTTTAGCAGAAACTGAAGCAATCATTTCGTGTGTGTCTATTTGCGGATACCCATTACTAAATTTATGTATTGAAAAATTACTGCTATGCCTACTGGGTATATACTCAAGTGCATCGTAAACCCATACATCTAATGCATTGCCAACTCCCATTACCCATAAGTCTTGTCCATTAGGATACATTAGTGTTCCGTTGTATCTTCTAATAATTTCTATAGGCTGATATAATATTAAATTTTTATTAGCAGTATTAAACGTATGCCTGTTGTTAATTGGCATGTCTGTTAAACTTTTAACTATTGTTCTAAACGCATGCTTAGGCCATACCAACACATCATAGCGTTGCATAACAACCAAGTCATATGTTATATCTGCCTCAACTTCATACTGTTGTTTTAACATAACAGCTTCAACCCAGCCTGCTAATACCTTAGACTGTAATATAGACTTTCTAATATCTTTGAGTTTGTTCTCATAGTCAGTGGTATACACTTTAAACTTTTTTGGTTTGTAATGTTCGTGTATCTGTTTGGTTTGATAAACAACTGCATCCTCAGTTAGATGTTGTTGGTCTCTGGCATATTCGTAGTTATATTTTTCTTTGTTATAAACTTCTCTTGTGTATGTGGTTTCATATTCTTTTAAACTACAAAAGAAATCTACGTTTATACCTTCCATTGCATAAAATTGTTTTATAGATTCTATGCATACATCACCAGTGCGATATTGTCCATACATGCATACAGCTACATTTTTAATTTGTATGTTGCTTCGTTGATTCTGTTCACGTGTCCATTTAGAAGTTGCCATCTGGTTCCTCCAATGAAGTCCATTGTATGTTTCGTTGCCATAGTGTTCTTTGTAATAGTTCGCGACTATGATCGTTTTCTAATAGATGCGGTTCGTTTTTAAAACTATCAATCCATTTCCATACACTTACTAATTTCATAAAACAACTATAGCTGGTTACAAATGTATTGGGTGTAGGGTATGGCTCAGGGTTGTGGCTGAACAGTTTAGGATCATCTCGATACATATGATCAAATATAATTGTATTCTTAGGAACTGTATCAAACTTGGCTAATAGCTTGTCAAAGTCGTATGGATCAGTTGTTGCACAGACTGTAGAGCAATTGTTAGCAAGCTCGTGTTGTCCATACTTGTCATACATGTTTACACCATTTATCCAGTGTGCTTTAAAATTATTATACAGAGAGTATTCATATTGCGGCCAAGAGGTTACAGTATCATTACGTTTTGTTTTGAATATTTCAAAAGTTGAGTGTGGGAAGCTAGTTGCTCCAGTTACGCTTAGTAGTATCAAAGTTGACTCCCTATAATTATGTATGTATTTATCGATAGCTAAATACTAGTATGGCGTTCACTAAATTGATAGACACCTTTATACTCCCAGAGGTTCAAGCTGAATTGGATCAAATAAAACCACAGCTCAATGGAAGGCACCAATACGAAACCGATATCAAGACATGGCTTAAACCTTTAATAGATTTAAAAGACTTTTATGTATACCCAATGAATGGTATAACTGAATGTATTAACTGGTGGCAACAACATGAAACACGCAACGTTAGAAAAGCCAAAGGCGACTACGAGTGGGTAGACTATAACAAAGTAATGACACTTGGTAATACAGTTGCTTATGTTAGTTGTCCTAGCAGTATTGATGGAAACTACACAGAGATACCAGATGAGGTTCCTGTTGTGCTTGATATAGCATATGCTGGGTGTGTTCCTGTTAAACCAATTAAATTACTTGACAATGTAGAAAAAGTATTCTATAGTTTAAGTAAACCATTTGGTATAGGCAACATAAGAACAGGTTGGTATTTTACTAGACGACCGGACGCAAAACTACATCTACTAAGCATAGAAGCAGCATATTATAACCATTGTGCTAGCCAGTATGCAGAACATGTTATAAATACATACAGTATAGATTATATATACAAAGAATTAAAGGATATACAACACAGCGTTTGTGCTGAACATAACTTAACACCAAGCGATTGTGTTTGGTTAGCTACTAGCACAGATGAACAATACAAAGACTTTAGACGTCATGATCAAACTGACGTTGCGAGAATTTGCATCACAGACTTAATTAAGGAACAACATGGAAACCAATCCAAGTAAAAATGTATCAGCAGCAGAACGTGTAGAGTTCAAGCCAACTGAAGAAATGAACGCTCCTATGACGGGTGACCCAACCAAGGATAATATTACTATCCTTGATGACAAGCCACCTATCTTTCATAGCTTGCCAGAGTATGATATTGAACGTAACCCGTTTAGTTTTTTATACGTTGACATGACATATGATTGTAACATGGAGTGCGAGTTCTGTTATAACCCAGTTAGAACATACAGCACATTGGATATTGAATGGTTTGAAGATGTATGTGCTAGACTGCCACACCCTGTTAACTTTAGATTGTTGGGTGGAGAGCCAACACTGTATCCACACTTGGATAGAGCATTAGATGCCGCAACCAAACATGGACACCAAGCAGCAATTGTTACCAATGGATTGCGTTTGGCCAGTATGAGTTATGCTAAGAAACTTAAAAAGGTTTTAGATCGTAACCCTACAGTAAACGTTAGCTTGAGCATGAACGGTGGTATGCATCACGATGATTGGTATATAGACATTGATGGTGAGAGCAGACGCAAGAAGAAAGTCAAAGCACTAGAGAACATGTTGGAACTTGGCTATCGTAGACTTTGTATTAACGCTATTATTGTTAGAGGACTAAACGAAGGACTAGTAAAAGAATTTTACGACAAAGCATTACAGCACCCAGGACAAATAACAAACATACGTTTCCGCACAGCAGCCAAGCAAGGTCGTTGGAATGATGAAATTGATGCGTTTGATAATGATGAACACGATCAAACCAGTTACACAGGATTACAACTGGATGAATACATTAAAACTATAATACCAGAAGCACGTAGCCCTATTAAAGTAATACGTGATGGTTATCACCCTAGCACAGGTTCAGGAGTTAGACTCAATGTTCCAGGCTTAAAGTGTAACCAATGTTGCTTTATGTATTATATAAGACCACAACTATGGGTTGCCACAGTTGAATTTGGATCACATAACAGTGCGTTATGCTGGAGACGAGGACAATTGGTGCAGGGTAACGGTGTTATACAACCATTCCATCACTATATGGATGAACTAAGTAGATACATTCAAACTTATCAACCCGGTGGAATGAGAGATACTGCCTCACAAAAAGCAATAAAAAGTATACCTATTCAGGAATAAAGGAAAAACTATGAACAAAGATGAAACAAAACAAGCAATACAAGATGTATTGACTGCCGGCTTATTCCTCAAAGAGGATACAGCGTTCGACTGGAACACAACATTTGGTGAAGACCTAGGACTAGATAGCCTAGATAAGATTGAATGTAAGATGACAATTGAAGATGGACTAAGCGTAACACTGCCAGAAGATAGCTTTGCAGGTGATGTAGACACTGTAGAAGATGCTGTTAACTTGGTAATGGAACATGCATAGCTACAATATACCTTTGGCTGTGAACAATGAAATTAATATTTGATGGCGACAGCTGGACATTTGGAAGTGAAATTGTAGATCCCAAGTTAGCTGCACAATACAATGATGATGTTCACCCCGGTGCTTACGATCATTTACAAGACAATGACTGGTATAGAGTTCCCAAACTGTATGCACACAAAATGGCAGAACTGTTGGACTGTGACTATGTAAATTTAAGTTGTCCTGCAGATGATAATAAAACCATACTAGATCGCACTATGGCTTACATAGCCAGTGAGTATATAAGTCAAAACAAGCCAACTGATGAACTATTTGTAATAATAGGATGGAGCAGTCCTGAACGAAATAGCTTTTGGTGGACAGAACTAGAAAGTGATGAACCACCTTATAGGTTTAGGTTATTGCCACACAATGGTCATACTCTAAAAGATCGCGAACTAAAACTATGGGAAATGTATGTAGAGCATCTGTGGAACCCAGAAGAATACATAACTCGTCACGTATCAACAGTATTAGCATTCCAAAACTTTTGTAAGGCACACAACATTAAATGGTTGTGTTACAATGCATTTTATCAACTTCCAACAGTATTGGATACACGACCTAGCAGTTGGGCAGACTTAGATATGAACACTCAGTTAAACAACGTCGACCTATGCGGCTACACCTATAGTCAAAACGGGCAGAGATGTGGTAGGAAACTGGAGTTCAACAGCTTGTGGGACACTGTGGACCCAGTGAGATTTTATAAAAAGAATCAACAGAACAATACATTTAAAAGTTTTATGACAGCTAACCTCGATGATCCTTGGGTAGGTTGGCATCCCAACAGTGACGCACACAGTATATGGGCAAAAGAATTAGTAGAATATATCCACTCGCATCAATTATACACTTAGGCGAGCTTAGACTACAACACCCAAATGCATTGCGGCGAAGCCGCTTTAGCTCAATTTTTTTAAAGGTATTAAGTATATACTTAACCACCAAAGAGTATAGTGCAGCAAAGGCTAAAACTCAGTGCGTAAAATTTTTTATAGCTATAACCGTGAACGATTTTCTAAAGCTGCTACCCAGTCCGTGATTGATATTATATCTTCAACAGGAGTATACAGGCTTTTATAATAGTAACTGTTTGGATCACCTGCCAAACCTGCTTGAGTCCAATTCCAATCAGTTAGTTGAATCTCTAGTAATGCCTCGGGTGTAAGATCTGTTAGCGGAAGATAAATCTCATCTTTTAATCTATCTATACCAAAGTCACTGTATATAGCG